ATTGTCTGTATACGGCCTTGTTCCACTAGGACTGCGGAATTGGTATACGCACGGAATTGGATACCGCCGCCTATTGTCCCAGTGGCAGCGCTTGGAAACGAAACCCGAATTGTATCTCCGTCAGTTGTTGAAGAAACATCCAACTTCGCACCCGGCGCAGCCGTACCAATCCCGACATCACCCGCGCTGGTGATGCGCATGCGTTCGTTTGCACCGTTCGTCTCAAAAATTAGAGTGTTTGCCGATGACAAATAGGAATTAGACGCAGTGGCATAGAGCCAAGCCCTAGCACTTCCACCGGTGCCCAGCACAAATATACTGTCGGTAGAACCATTCAGCGTTATATTGCCCCGGTTAGTGGTGCCGAATAGCGCAGTCGTTGTTCCTACCAGCAAGTTGCCACTCGCATTCAGCGTCATCGCCTGTGTGAAGGAGATAGCGTTTCCTGCTGTGCCGGATGCGGCGTTATACCAAGCAAATTCACCTTGGACATTCGTAAACAGCCCCGCTGTCCCTGTTCCAGCGTATTTCCAGCCGCTATCGTTATAGGCGTTAGAACCTAACGACGATTGCCCCCCTTGAGAATAAAAAGAATTACCGCCAGAAAACTGAACAGCCCTAAAGCCGCCACTCCAAGCACTCGGCGTAGCACCAATCCCAAGGTTACCACTGGCATCCAAGGTCATATTCGTCACGCCGTTATTGGCAAACGAGATTGTAGAACCCATAGCTAATAGTGGGCGATAGGCGTTGGCTGCTTGGTTAAGGCTCTGGAGATATGCAGAAGTGCCATCAACATACGCACGGATATTGCCGTTGGTCCCGTCAGAGGCGTTGATGGTTCCGACAACATCTAGCTTACTACCCGGCGAAGCCGTACCAATCCCAAGCCGGTCGTTGGCGTTGTCCCAGAACAGGTTAGCGTTGTCCTGCGTATATACGCCAGAAGCGCCAGCAAAGACGACCGAGCCAGCGGTGAATGCAGTGGACGTACCTGTACCACCCTTGGCGACACCCAGTGTGGTGATTGTCGGTTCTTTAGCGTTAAGCTGCGTCTGGATGTTTGAAGAAACAGTGTCCAGATAGCTGAGTTCGGTTGGGCTGATCGTCGCGCCATTGGCGGACACGTTGCCAGCTATGGCCAGCGTCTTGCCTGCACCGACATTTAAGCCGACGGAAGTTCCTGTACCAGCCGCAGCAAAGAGCGCATCGACTAGATCGAGATCGGTATTAACCTTTGTCCCCCAAGTATCGGCGGATGCGCCTACTTCGGGTTTCGTTAATCCAAGGTTTGTTGTGGTTGTATCAGCCATTTAAGTCCTCACGCAGCTTGCTGCCATATTTCTGCTGTATCAGAAATTGGCGTCCATGTCTCGTTTGTTATTGATTGCGGTGTCCAAGTTTCTGCAATCGCTTCGACGGGTGTCCAAGTCTCAGATGTATCCGTCTCCGCAGTCCACGTTTCCGGCGTGATTGGCTGCGGCTCCCACTTCTTTGTGGCGTTAATCGTGACGCTAGATTGGGCGTTACAATTAGCCGCAGCCGTCATTCGGCGGTTTACAGTAACGCTTGTCGAGGATGTCGCATTCGATGTGACGATCACAAGGAACACACCTTGAAGCGATACGCTTACCGACGATGCGGCGTTCGACGTTACTGCCGCCAGCGCGATACGATTTACGTTTACCGACACGCTCGATGTCGCGGTGTCCGTTACGCTTGCAAGAGCAATCCTCTGCGCTGCAACGGATGTCGATGAGGTGGCCGTAGATGAAACCACAATGTCGGCGTAGCGAATAGCAGAGACGCTGACCGACGATGTTGCGTTAACGGTCGCAGAAACGCTCTGGATGCGATTGGCAGTGACAGAGGTGGATGACTGCGCGTTGACTGTGATCGAGGCCACAGCCAGCCTTTGAGCGGCTACAGAGACGCTAGATGTTGCCGTTGTTGTGATCGCCGCAAACGCAACCCGGTTGGCGGTTACGGTTGTGGACGATGTGGCTGTCGATGTCGCAGACGCGCTTTGAACGCGGTTCGCTACAACAGTTGTAGATGATACCGCGCTAGACGCGACGGAAATACTCTGAACACGATTGGCGGTTACGGCAACACTAGACGCGGCATTAACGGTGATAGACGCCTCTTTAGGGTCTATCCCGTAATTACCACGTCCGTATAAGCCGCTGCCGTAGCCAGCCATCTACTTAGTCCAGATTGATATCGAAGTCGCCCGCAGGAATACGGAGAACGTCACCGCTTGCAATCGTCTTGCTCGTGGACAACGCACCATAGGCAAGCATATTGCCGCTCGTGGAAGCGTCATATACCGCCGCGTAGGTTACTGTGCCCCACGAAGCAGTCGCAGTTGGGAACTCAACAGCCGCCGTATTAGACGCCTGATTGGCCGTTACTGTGAACGCAATCGTTTGCCGAGCGTAGGAGCCGCCAGAAACTTCTGTGCCCCCGCCGCCTTCGCCCGGATCAGACGTAAACAGGCCGACATACAAAGTGGCAGGTGCGGTGTACGGCGTTGCGCCAAACACATGGCCGAGAACTTTGTTCTCAAGATAATTAGAAAAACTCATCCGAATGTCCTTATGCGGGGTTTCAGTTTAGACGAACCAATACGCGCACGCTCGTCGGCAATACGCATATCTTCTACCAGCTTCTCGTACAAAGAAGTCCAGATGGCGGTGCGTTCATCTTCCTTTAAGTACGGCGCGGACTGAGCCAGCGTGCCATACAGGTAGATGTCTGGGCTTTCAGTCAAAAGCCAGTTAGTCGGCGCTGCGTCAGACAATGGCGTCAGCTTGGCGTAGTAAAGGAGTTCTGCGTCGTAAGACCCATCGGGCTGCGGCAGAACTTCGAACTGCTGGCCAACGGTCGTGAAGAACAGTGGTTGGCCTGCGGAACTGTAGGAGTAGCTGTCTTCGAGAAGCTGTTCGGGTGTGACGTAGAGCAGCGGAGTAATTGGGTTTGTGTTCAACTGGAACCGGATTGTTTCTTTCCAGTCAGCAGGAACAGCAAAGTACGGCGTATCCATAGTTGCGGTCGCCCGCGTCACCATCTTACGGTGACGGATTTGGCGGCTCATCTGCGCTTCAGCAAGCGAGATGAAGTTCGGAATAGCAGCCGTCAGATCGGATCGATTGAGCCAATCGGCGACTGCGGTCCTCAACTCTGAATACGTCGTAATCGCCATTAAACAGTCCCCGGCCTTGTGCGGAAGTAACGATTGTCAGGATCGTTCAGCCACTTCTTCATCGCCTCTTGGTCTTTAGTTATACCTTGGCGCTCAAGTTCATAATACACTGAAATCGGGATGCTGCCAACCTTTGTCCACTCACCCCAACGTTCGGGCGCATCGTTAAATTCGCGTTTGTTCTGCTCGATGATTGCGGAAACGTCTTGCTCTTTCGAGATGATCGCTTCGTCTTTACCGGCATCATAGTCGTAAAAAGTTTTGACGCCTGTGAAAGCATCGTCGTTGATAAGGCGTTTAGTCATAAAACCCTCAATAGTTAGATGAGGGGGCACTATGCCCCCTCACCCAGATAGACCTTCTTACGAAGTGGTCAAGTCAGCTACGATACCGTGAGCGGCTTGGTTGTTCACCTTCAGACCGTACTCAACAAGCAACAGAGCCTTCTCGGCGTCACCAGTTTTCGCCAAGTCCATTTTCTGGATTGGACGAAGAACTGCCAACGATGCGTAGTCAGGATCGACGATGAACGCATCGCGGTCACGCTGGAAGCGGTTAGGAACGATGTTGACCGTACCGAAGTCAGACACATACACGTCGGCTGCGCCGATGATTTGTGCCTGCTGGCCAGCAGGAACGTCACGGAAACGTGTGGCGATACCTGTGAAACCGGAAGCGACCGTCTTGTTGAACGGACCAACCATCAACATCTTAGGCGTACCACCCGAAGTCCAGACGCTCTGGATAACACCCTTCAACAGTGTTTCCGTGAACGCACGCTGCGTACCATCGGTACGAGCAGCAGTTGGGGTCGAGCCAACAGTTGGGTTCGCACCGCCTGAACCGAACGAGGTGTTCGAAGTCAACCACGCAGGCAGACCAGCGGTACGACGTGCAGTTGTGGTGTTACCAGCAACAGAAGCTTGGTTGGCAAGCAATGCGCTTTCCATGTCACGCTTCAGTTCCGAACCCAGCTTAGCAAGCTGATAGGTCATTTCGTTACGACGACCAGCCTTATCGACTGCTTCAAGCGTACCGGAGATTACGACGTTCTTCGTGCTGATCTGCGTGTAGTTACCAACGCGAGCGGTTGGCGTAACAGCAGTGAACGAAGAAATGTCGTCACCTTCGAGAGCGGCGTTAGAAGCTGAGGCCGCAGCCAAAACGTCTGTCTGCCATTCGTAGTAGGTGTTCTTGACGCTCTCGCGGCCGATGTTCGAAATGAACGGGGTTTCTTCTGGCGAGATGTTATAGATAACGTTCGACAAGTCTTCACGAATACCGATAGCGGAGTACCGGGTAAATGTATTTGCTACAATAGCCATTAGTTCAAATCCTTATTAAATGAGTTTATCCAACAAGGCCGCTGCATCTGCAACACGGCCTGTACGCGCAAGGCGCTGGGACGCTTTCTTTACATCGGAAGAACGGTTATTGACTTGAGTTCCTGAAGAACCGGGGCGAACGATCCGGGCAACCTTCTTTGGCTGGGCCTTCACTTTTTCCACTTTCTTCGAACCCTTATCAAACATCATAGCTTTGCGAAGGATCGAGACGTGACTGGCTTGAACAAGTGCGCTTAGGTCGCGTTCACTAAACCCATTGTTTATCGCCCATTCACGAAGTTCCTTAGCTTCGCTTTGCATTGTACCTTCGTCTTTCCATTCCGGAATGACTTCGGTGAGTTTGGCGCGCTCTGACTGCACAATGTCAGCCAATGCCCGCTGTTGCTCTTTGGTCATCTCTTGAGCAATCCGCTGCTGTTCAGTATTAATAGCCTGAAGTTTAGCGGCTCGTTCTTGACGAGACTTATTCCAATGCCGTTCCAACCGCGCCGCCTCAATGGGGTCTTCGTTATAAAGATTGTCCCAATCAGGCTCAGCCTCGGACTGTACCTCAAGTTGCGCTTTAAGCGCCGGTAGCAGTTCCGCGTATTGAGCGCGTTCCATTCGGATCGCTTCGGCTTCGCCATGGAACGACTTGCGTTCTTCGGCTAATGCCTGAGTTTTCCGTGTGTAATCCGAATAACGAGAATAACCTTTCCGAAGTTCGTCAAGGGTGACTTCCGTTTCTTCACCGTCAAGTTTAACCTTGATGGTTAGATCGTCAGGAAGTTCCTGTTCGATAACCTCTTCGTTGTCGTCCTCTTCATCTCGGTCGGACTGTTCGTATTCCTCTTCTTCCGAGTAATCCTCGGCTTCAGTTTCTTCCGCGTCGTCCTGAGCCTCTTCAGGCTCTTGCGCCTCGGCCTCGTCTTGGGTGTCCTCATCAGGGCCAAGCAATTGGTCGATGGCTAGTGTTGCTTCGTGGAGGCCGATCCCTGCACTGGGGTTGCCGACTTGTTCCGTCATATAGCACCTTCTTTGTTAAATGTTAACTCCTCGATTGGGCGACTAGGCCGTCATCAAGAATTGCCTGTAGGCGGGCTTTCAACCGCTCAAGTCCTTTGAGCGTGTGAAACATGTCAGAGCGTCCGCTATAGTCAGTATGTGCTGACATACGCCACTCTTCAAAAATATCTTTTTCCACTGCGGCAAATGCCTCCTTGAGAATGTCATCCTCAAGAAGACGCTTGGCGTGGTTAGCTTTTGTAATAGGGTCCATTAGATCAACGGCTCGTATCTAGGGTTAGTTACCATTGCGGGCTGTGCTTGGGGAACTGCCATAATGGGTTGCGCTTGGGGAGCAGCGCCCGCAGAGAGAAGGCCGTAGCCCGGCTGGAAGAACATAGCTTCTGGGCCGAAACCATACCGCTCATAGTCCATGATGTTTGGATTGGCGCGCATATCTTGGCCGGGGGCAAAACCTACGCCCGTGCCAAATGGCGAGACATAGGGTACTCCCGCGCCTGCGCCGCCACCACCAGCCAAAAGATTTTTTAGAAGATCAGCCCCGACACCACCGAGGGATAGGAGTTGAGGTATGGTTAGACCAGTACCAAGAAAGCCGTCCTTAGCAGAAGGCGGTGTGCCTGCCGTCTGCGCTGCGGTAAGCGCACCGCCCGTTATCGCAGGGATAGCGGTTTCAAAGCCCGGTATTGGTAAGGGCGCGGCCGTTGCCTGTGGCGCGGTAACAACGATTTCTTCAGGCGCTGCCGTGGTCGGCGTAGGCGTAGGCGTAGGCGTAGGCGATATTATTGTCGGCGTTAACGCGCCAAGCACTCCACCAAGGTCTACTTCTGTCGGCCTCGTTCCGGTAACTACAATTTCTTCCGGGATGGAAGGAGTCGTCGGTGTCGGCGCTGGTGGCGTTAACGCGCCAAGCACTCCACCAAGGTCTACTTCTGTCGGCCTCGTTCCGGTAACTACAATTTCTTCCGGGATAGAGGGGGGAGTATTAATAAGCGATGGAACTACGGAACCCACCGTGCTGCCAATTGCCGAACCAAGAAGGCTAGGCGCTACGCTTCTCGCTGCGTTTACAACGATGTCGCCCGCAACAGAACCAAGCGCGGAGCCAGCGGTAGTTCCGGCAGCAGCACCAGCCGCTCCACCCGCAGCAGAACCAGCCGTTGACCCAGCGGCAGAGCCAGCCGCGGAACTAGCCGGCCCAAACACTTGACCACCAAGAGCAGTAGTACCCGCAGACAATCCGGCGCGGAGCAATGTGTTTTCTATACTGCGCCCTTGAGCAACGCTTGATGCCGCAGAACCAGCAGCCGCACCTAATGGGCCTGCTAAAATCCCGCCAACAACCGGCAACGCCACATCTGCAATCTTGCCGAGAACGCTCTCGTTGACTTTCTCACGCGCAACATCATTCCAGCGCGTACTGCCCACAGTGCCGTCGGCGTTTATCGTGCGGTCGCCAGTCTGGATCATCCAGCCAGCCTTGTTACCTTTTTCGTTTGTTATAGATTGGCCGAGAGCGACAGCTTGCCGAGCCGCTTCAGGACCAAAGCCACTAAACAGCACTTTGCCTTTGTTGTCGGTGATGCGCACTTCTTGGTCATCGCGGACGCGGAAAGTGTTACCCTGACCAAAGCCAGTTGCGTTCCCCTTGTTGGACAGCGAAGACGTTATGAGCGTGCCTTGAGGTGGCGTGTTCGCCGCAATCCGCCGCGCTTCTCGCTCTTCGATTGTTAGCGGAGCCGCGAGAGGGGCTGCGGTTTCGACAGGTGCTGCGGTTTCGACAGGTGCTGCAAGAGGCCCCGCCAAAGGCGCAGCAACCGGTGCTGCGGTTTCGACAGGTGCTGCGAGAGGTGCTGCGAGAGGTGCTGCGGTTTCGACAGGAGTGACGTATGGTTCTACATATGGCGCAACGTATGGTTCTACATATGGCGCAACGTATGGTTCTGCATATGGCGCAACGTATGGTTCTACATATGGCGCAACGTATGGTTCTACATATGGCGCAACGTATGGTTGTTCCGCGAGGTTGGTAAAATCTGTGCCGAAGTTCGTACCCAACAGGCTGTCTAAGCCGATACCCATGATAGGTTCAGCCGCAACAGTCATAGGCTCTACGGCTGGAGCGTAATACGCCTGCTCCGCAACAGGTGGGAAATACTGCCCTATTGCATCTGCGATAGCCTCTTGGAATGCAGGGCTATTGAAATAGTCTGCATCAAACTGTGGCATGTAATAATCTTCAAACATTACATCATACCTTCTGGTGGCATTTCAGGTTGCATCTGTGCTTGCTGAACTGCCTGCGCCATCTGTGCGTTCTGCGTGGCCTGTGCAGCTTGCACCGCCGCACGATCCATCTCGCCTTGCTGGCGTAGCAACTCACGGTCGCGCTGCATCAACGCTTCGATGTTGGCCGTGTTGACTTGCGCGCCATACTTGGCTTCAATCTCGGCTGCCTTAATCATCATATCGGCGTCGAGTTTGTCGCGCTCACGGTCATCCTTGCGCAGCATCTCTTCGCGCTGCAACTCAAGTTCAGCCGCCTTCTTCTGGATGTCCGCACGAATTGCTTCCATCTGAACCTGAGACAGCATCTCTTCCGGTGTCGGCTGCGGTGGCGCAGGCGGTGGCGGAGGCGGCATCATGGCTGGGTCTTTGAAGAACACCGTTGGGTCTTTGTATCCAGCCAGCGCCATCATCTGGGCCAGCGTATTATAGTAGCCCTGCATGTCCACCAGCGGAGCGCCCATCTGCATCAGCATCTCTTGCTTGGCCGCGACTTGACCTAAGAACGCCATCTTCTCTTCGTTGCTACCAGTCCCGATAGCGACATTGACGACGACATCCATGCTTGCGTCCCAGACCCGTGGGTCAATCGGCACGAACGTGTTGCGCAGACGCACCATGCGCGGAGCATCTTGGTTCTTGGCGATAAGCTGCAACGACTTGCGGAACAGACCCTTCATGCCCGTCTCGGCGAAGATACGGCAGATCAGTTCGATATGTTGCGCCGCAGCAGTAATAGTGGCTGCAACAGCAGCGCGGGTCGAAGACTGAAGCGCATTCGCATCGAGGCCAGACGCGGCCTTGGAAATACCTGTGCGGTTCTCGCGCAGTTCGTCCATGTACTGCAACATCGGGAAGGCTTGCTGCCCGACGAACGGCATCGTGAACGGCTGCACCATGCCCGGTGCGCGCATACGGATGATGCCACCGACTTCGGTGTTCATCACGTCTTCAAGATTGACTTGGCCTTCGACAACACCCGTGCGTGGGTGGATAGACTGAGCCAAGCTGTCCAGCGTGTTACGCAGGATATTCGACTTGATAAGCTGAATGTCCATCGTCACGTCGGCAATCGACATGCCGAAGAATGTGTGCGGCTCTGGATCAGGGCAGAAGTCTACGAACGGAATAAAGTCGCAGGGTTCGTAGTGAAGTATCTTGTTGGCCGTGCCAGCAACGCAGACGCGGCAAAGTTCCGCGATCCCGTCGCCATCCATGTCAACATACACATAGCCCTCGATGTAAAGGACTTTGCGCGATGTCGTATCTGTGCGGCCTGTGATCTGAACGAACGCTTGCGGGTTACGGTCAAAGGCTTCTTGGTTGCCTTCAAAGTCATCAAGCGTTTCATAGCCAAGGTCTTGGACCTCATCGAAATCATAGCCCATCTTCACGAGATCGGATACTGTAACGTAACGACGGTGGGCTACAAACTCGGCGGTTTCGATAGAGCGCGCACGGCGGTCGATCAGAAACTCTTCGGGCGGTACGGACTGGACGCACAGGCGGCCCTTCTCCGTGGTGCGGACAACGGTGCAGTCGTATGTCGCGGGTGGGGGTGGAGGCTCCATGCCCATCATTTCAGGCGGAACCATCGGCATCGGGCCGTAGGTAATCTCTACGTCCTTGACTTCGATATTCTCATCGGCCTGAAGGACCGAGAAGGTAGCTTCGTCCAGACCCGTGAAGTAGTGGGTCGTGACATCTTTCTCGGTATTCCACCAGACTTTCATGATACCGTTCTTACGGATCAGCGCGTCCTTGAATGTGGAGTAGCATTCATTAAATAGGTTGTTGTCGCGTGTCAGGCAGTAGTTAACATAATCCGTCGCTTGCTGCGCACTGTCGATATCTTCTGGGCCGTTCGGCGCAAACTCGACGACGTTGTTCGCCGCGAAAAATACTTTCATGATCGACGGCATCATGGCCTGTACAGTATCCCGTACATCCATCGACATTGCCTGCGACCGGCCTTCCTCTTCGTTGCCGAAGGGTTCGCCCTTATAGTACTGGCCCGCAAGCGCACGCTCCGGCGAGATCACATCGTCGATGTAGTCCTGCGCGTCGTCAATCTCGGCGGTGATAATGTTCTGGAGTTCTTCTTCGGATACAGGGTCTTCTACCTGCTCGTCTTCCATTTCCGGCTCTTCAATAGTAACTTCCGTACCGTCGGGAAGTTCCATCGAAGTTTCATCGGACATATCTTCGCTATCGTCGTTTTCAGAATTGGTGTTGGTAACACCCGTATCCTGATACATACGGTTGTTCTTAGCCATCTGATCCTTAGTCGGCTTACGATTATTGCGATATGCCATATTTTAGCCTTACTTCTTTTTTGACTTGCCAGCTTCGGACAGGGCGATAGCTATAGCCTGTTTACGCGATTTAGCCAAGGGAGCCTTTGCAGGGCCTTTAGGATTTACGCCAGCGTGCAATGTGCCGCGCTTATACTCGCCCATAACTTTGCCAATCTTCTTAGCAGCAGCGTCTAGCTTCTTCATATCATTTACCTTTCGGCGCATACGCGCCGCGCTCACTCAAATACACGATGGCCCGATAAAGAATACTGGTATTTTCTCTCGCGTGGCCTAGCATTAAATTACACATCGAACAAAGTATGCCGCGCACATCACCCGTCTCGTGGTTGTGATCAACGGCAACTGGTCGCTTTCCCTTATACTCTATTGTATTCGATATTTCTACCTCGCAAATAGGGCAAGCAAAATTCTGGTTGGCGAGGAGTGTTTGGTACTCATCGACGCTAAGACCGTACCGGCGTTGGAGATTGCGGGAGTGATTGTAGTCTGGCTGGGAGTCTCTGAAGCGGCGTTGGTGTTCGCGCACGCACGGCTTACAGGCGCGTCTCTGGAAATAGAAGTCATCAGTCGGCTTCTCTTCGCCACATTCTGGACAAGTTTTTGTTTCCACGGGTACGCTCCCTACAGACGCCTATAGCCTAAAGTTTGTGGAAAAGCAAAAAAGCGGGGTGGCGGCGTTTCGAATGAGATGGGAGTTGCATATCATTCAGTCGCTATTACCGGCGGCACAGCCTCGCACACCCCTTAGCACCCAAGACGCCCGGCAGGAGAGGGAGAGAGAAAAAACCTGCCGAGCAAAACAAATATATCACATCTTTTATTTATGTCAAACTACCCCCTTAATATTTCTACGCAGTGCGCCTGACTTGTTGGCCATCGAGTATCCGTGCATGATCGTCGATATATCGGTGGCCAGACACAGGCAGAGAGCGTCCGCCTTGTCGGGTGACGGAAGCCCGCGCTTCTTCATGCTCTCTTTACTCTCCACCTGCATCTTGCCCGACGAGGTGAAGGTGTAACGCGGTGACGCCAACTCGGCGAACAACTGCTCATCCTTCGGTATCTTAACGTCACGGTTCGCCAGCCACCCTTTGCACTTGAACCACAACTCGGCGCGTAGGTTGGCGTAAGTTCCTTTGAGCGCGGGGCTTTCCGCAACGTTGATCCCACGCGCTGGCAGACCCAGTTCGCGCAGACGGTCAAGCACACCGGCCCCCAACCCGATGCTATCGACCAGTATCTCGACTGGCTGCTCGGATGGCGTTAGCGCCTCGAACTCGGCTACGACTGCGCCTGTTAGCTGCATCAGGTCCAGACCTTTCCAAGTCTGTATCTCTTCTACAACTGGGCCGCGTCGCTTGGCGAGCGCGCTTGCGTCCGACCCCATACGCGCAACGTCTAGGCCCCATACGCTCTTGGTGTTCTTGGCAATCTTGATTTCGCGGTTCATAGCTCCGTCGATCAACTCGACGGGGATAACCGTATCTTCTTCACGCGGCGGGAAGTTACCGAGAACGCGGACGTGATAGGCCGGGCTGTCTTCACCGTATCGCAACTGCATCTCTCGGACGAACGCATCGGATACGCGTGGGCTGTCGAGACAGCTAACGTGGAATGTTTTCCATTCACCTTTAAGCCGGTTGTGGGTGTCGTAGAATAGTCCGGTGTTTCGCGTTGGGTTTCCGAGAAGAAGCGTCGTCGCATTGTGGCCCGACATAGAACCGGACGCAGCTTCATACACACTTTCAGGTATACCGGACGCTTCGTCGGCGACGAGCAACACGTTGTCGGCGTGGATACCCTGCAAGGCTTCGGGCGTTTCCGCCCGGCTCGTTCTGGCGGAGATAAAGGCTTCGCTCGATGCGGCCTTCAATTCAATACGGTCGGCCTTGACTTCGATCAGAACCTTCAGCACTTCCGGCAGTTCATTCACCCATCGCTTCAGTTCCGCGAACATCGCATCGAACAACTGTGCGGATGTCGGCGCAGTCACGACAACCTTCACCGGATACCGCGTCAGGAAGTAATGCAGCATGGCCCAGCTTGCGGCCGTAGACTTACCGACACCGTGGCCTGAACGGACGGAGATACGACGCTCCCCCGAACTAATCGCCTTCAGAAACTCGATTTGCCACGGGTCCGGTTTGGTTCTTAGAATATCGCGCACGAACCCGACGGGATCATCGCGGTACTTCTTCAGGAATTCCAGAAAGAAGTTTGGTTCAGATTTCGTCATTCTTATCTCCCCTGATTACTCGTGCGATTGTTTGGTGACTGACCGTGATACCATGACGCTTTGCTACGATAATAGCAATATCGCGGTAGCTATGGCCTTTAACGCGTGCGGCTTTCATTGTTATCAATGCGTCCTGCGCGTTTGGTTCTGGGTGCAGCTTGGCCTTGCGGCCTGTGCCCGACTTCTTAAATCCGAATGGCACTTTGCCACCGACATATCCACCCTGCGAACGCTTGGCTCTCTTACCGGCGGTGACACGTTCTCTGATACGGCGGCGCTCCTCGCCAGAAAAGACGGCCATGATCTCTAACATGAAGCGGCCGTTCGGGTTGGCCTTGTCCATCACATTGCCGTAGCCATTGATGATGAGATTAATGTTCGCCGTCTCCCAGTCGGCAATCACGTTTAGTGCGTCTCTCGCATCGCGGAACATACGGTCCAGCTTCGATACGATAACGGTATCGCCCGGCCGGAGGAACGCCAGCTTGCAGCCTTCTTCTCGGCGTAGCAGCGGAACACCGCCAGAGACGCCGCGCTCTTCGTATATATGGTCCAGTTCCAAATTATGCGTGAGCGCGATGCCTTGGATTTGGCGGGCTTGATCATCGAGCGATGTGTTCTCGATCTGGTCTTCAGTCGAGACGCGTGTGTACCCAAAAACTGCCAACGTATTTCTCCCGTTTCTTGTTGTGCATCACTGTTACAATTTATTGTTACAACTTGGCAAGCAAAAAGTTAGAAATTTTTCGGACGGCATTATGTTAAATACAAGGGTACAGGGGGGTAGGGGCTACATTTCGGTGTCTGTTTAGTTATACGCACACGCCCCCCGCGCAAGGCGGGGACGGGGGGGGGTCAAACCGAAGGGCACTTTGACCCTCATACCCAAAAAGCCACGCATTTCTGCGGGTTTCAGACTGTAACAGTGTATTAGTGCTGGACCAAATGGCGTCGGAGGCGCACAAGAAACGAGGCGCGGCGCTGCCTCTTTCCTTCCTTAGAGCGGCACATCGTTCCTGCTCCACTACACCGTAATGCCTAGCTGTTCACATTCCGATGTGATTTAGTGACCCTAAAAAAAAGGTAAAATAGTTGTTGACACACCGGAACAGTGTTCCTATTCAATGTCTATCAACAGCAAAAGGGAGACTATCAAATGGCTTTTGATTTATCACAGTATATTTCATTCAATGTATTCGCATTGATATGGGTAGCCAGCATGTTGGCTGGTCTAGCATTTGCCAGCCGTAACGATCACAAGAGGAAGTAAGCATGATTAAGCCACAACAAGCCGCGCCAATGGGCCGGAACCACCGTGTATCCTCCGACAGTGCTTGGCCGCTGCGCGGACTGGACGGAAAGACATTCGCGGAACGCCGCGCAGAACGTGAAAAGGAACAAAGCAAATGACTTTCTATGATGACGACGATGCAAAGCAGGAACTGGGCGAGATTGGATGGAACGGACGCTGGGATAGCCAACCCCAGACCGATGCGCTGCGCATTAAGTTGCTGGAGGACGCCGTCATCGCTGTTGTCGAAGCAACCCGCGCCTACCTCCCGCCAGACGGGATTGACGCGCAAGAATGTATAAGCCGTATTTTAGAAGCAACGGACAACCCGGCAATTAACCCTGTTATTTTTGAGATAGAGGGCCGCGCAGCACTAAAGGAAATCAAATGACAGACTATGATGATGAGGATGACGAATTGGCGCTGCCCGAACGATACATCGAACGGGCGGGCGAAACCTTGGCCTACCGCTTGATGGAATATCTGGAGTTTCTTGGCGTGATAGGCAAAGACCATGTATCTTACCTGCGCTACCCGCCCATCGACTTGATTGAGGACGCCGAAAAGGCGCTAAAGGATGAAGCATGACAAGTGAAGAATTTAAAGCAACACGCGAGAGGCTGAAGCTGACGCAGGGCCAGCTTGCCTACAAGATAGGACTGTCCGAACGGTCGATCAGATACTATGAGCAAGGCGGTCGGTCTGTGCCCGCTCCAGTCTCTATACTCCTAGAAACGTTTTTAAGGGGCATAGGGCGTGCATAGCTACAATCGGGATAGTTACCTAGCAATCGCCCTATATGCCTCTCTATGGGCTTTATACGGGCTTCTAGAGGCATATAAAGGATAAGACATGGCTGGACATATTAAACGGCGCACGATTGCGTCGAACTTAGATAAGGTTGGCGAGACTGTTCTGCTGGAGAAGATTGCATCCGGCCTGACAATGGCTGGCCTTGCTCGTGAACTTAACATCAGCAACCTTTCTCTCTATCATTGGATACGCAAAGACCCAGATCGGGAGGAGCGGTTCAAGCAGGCGCGGGCAATCGCGGCTGACCAATGGGCGGACGAGTGCCTCGACATCGCCGATGCCTCGGACAACACATCGGCCAATGCTGACAGGCTCAAGATCGAGACACGCAAATGGTTGGCTGGTGTTGCAGCACCAGAGAAGTTCCAAGCCAAGCCGACCACAGCGGTCCAAGTCAACGTGAACCAACTCCACCTTGATGCACTGCGCCAGCTAAACTTGGCGTCATCAAACCATGACGGGTCAAACCCACATGAAGAAGAAGTCACCATCGACGTCACACCAACCAAGCAAGTCGGCTCTCATAACCTCGATGCGGACGACTTGCCGGGTGTTTTTGACGACGATTAACGGAAAACTGCCATCCGTGCACGGTTTGCATATCTCCGTGCACGGTTCGGGCCGGGTTTAGGGCCGGGTTTACCCACGCATTTCCGCCATTGGGCCGGGAGTGCACGGTTTGTCGGCGCATTAGTCCCCATAAGTAAGTAACATTGTAATATGACCACTTCTAACACTGTTACTTATATTAGGGGCAATTAACTTTTTTAAACCCGGCACTCCCGGCACATCCTTAGATTTCAGCCATTTTATCTGGCCCTAAACCCGGCACCAACCCGGCCCGAACCATCTCAAACCGTGCACGGATTTAAAAAAAGGGAGCCGAAGCCCCCTCAGTCTACTTTACGTTCGCGTAAACCTATTTTTCAACAGCGCCAACATTTAGGTGCGCATCTCAATCTCGGCTGCTCACTTTCTCCTGCGCAGCGATGAGCCGACCAAGATACCATTGTGCCTTTTTCAAGTCCTCAACGGGCTTCCCCTTCCTCTCATAGCGCCACATATATTTCATGATATTGCCCTTGAGGTAGCCAGCATATGCCTCCGGCTCCATCGACGCTTCGATCCCTTCGATGGCCTCGATGCCACCGGACTTATAATGCGGAGGGCTATTGACCACATCGACTACATCCTGATCGAGCGCATCCCGAATGGCTTTGTATTTCATAAAATCGTTCCCATACATTGTTAATCCTCCTCACCTGCTTTGAAGTTTATCTGAACGCCAAAGAAATCGTCCGACTGCTCATCGATCATGGCGTTGATAACCATATAGTCCTCATCGCCTATGAGAAGTTCAAGACCACGGAACACACGCTTCGTTCGTGTCGCCCGATCCCTTGTGGGTTCATAGCCATGCGTCTTCATCTCTCCATTGAACTTACGCTGCGACCAGTCACGCCCCTTGCCCTCGTTGTTTTCCTTGCACCAGTCACGGAAATCATTGAACGCCTCATTGGTAGTCATCTCGTTGTCAGGCCCAGCCACGCAGCGCTCAGTAATCCAGCGGGCCAACGCATCTTCTCCCGCAAGATACTCGTCGGTAGCTTGGATAACTACCTGCGGTGGGTTCAAGCCCTGCTCCAGCCAAGCCTTCGCACCCTCGATAACCCACGCCAAGATGGCGGGGTATTCTTCCTTCAGCTTGTCCGGCAAGTCAACGTCCTTGCGGAGCGGCTTAGTCTCGAACGGGATCAGGTGCATACGCCGACGCATAGCGTCGTCCACGTTAGTAATCTCCGGCTTCGTATTGCCCGCGATTACAAGCGTGAACTGCGGATTGAACTCAAACAGATCCTGCCGCATGAAGCGTGCGCTGATCTTGTCCCCGCCAGTAAGCGCCTTCACCTTGGCTTCATCCCACTTGCGCGACGGGTCAATCTCCTGCGCGTGAACCAGCCGAGCGCCCATCAACGACGCCAACTCCGTAGGGTGACGCTGATTGTTCGACGCCAAGAATACGTCCGCACTGGCCACGGTGGCATAATCGCCAAGGATATTGCCTATCGCTCCGAGGAAGGTTCCTTTGCCATTGCCGCCGGAGCCGTGGGCGAAGGCGAGGACATGCTCTTTGGTCGAACCTGTAGCCGAATAGCCAGCCAACCTTTGAAGGTAAGTGATTAACTCACTATCACCGTTGCACGCCTCATTGAGAAACGCTTGCCATTGCGGGGCTGGCTTGCTGAAGTCCGCCTCGACCGATGTGCATTTTGTACACATGCGAGAACGATCATGCGCGAACAAGACCCCCGTCTTCAAGTCCACCATGCCCGACCGGGTGTTGAGGATATAGATGTCCGCGTCTAGCTGTTCGGTTGTCGCCTGCATGGCAGGCTCAACAGCCGCCAGCTTCGCCACGTTGGCTATCACATTGTACGACGCCACACGCTGCGCGATCCGCTCACCCTTTTGTGGGCTTTCAATGTTCTGCAACGCCTCGGCCGACGCTTGCGCGCAGACCTTGCGGACGATGGATAGATGCTTGTTCGCTACGTCCTTGGCCCACTTGTTGCCATCCCATGCGACCCAGCCCATGCCGCCCACAACGTATCGGATATCCGAAACGTGTAGCCGAGCAACGCGCTGCGCCAATGCAATGTCGCTATACTCAATCGGCGTTTCGCCAGCCGAGGCCACCACGCCGAAGTCTTCGTCGCTGAAGTCCGTCACATCGAACTCATCGACCTCGCGCTTGTAACCAAAGGTCGCAGCCTTGTTCGCCAGCCAGTCCCAACCCAACTCATAGGGTGGGTGCATACGGCCGAAGTCTGCTTCGATAGTATCGAGCGAGTTAACGCCGTCTTCCCAACGTTCGGCCCAGCCTGCGAAAATCTCGAACGCATCCGTCTCATTGTCAGGGCCACATGCTGCTTTTATAGCATAGCCCATACGGATATAGTCATCACGGTCAGGGAAGTGTTCGGTCTTGTTCGGGATCGCGGTCACGGCAGCAGCCACATGGATAACGCTTGGCGCGGTGAGCGAAGCCTGATCGACCGACTGCCGCTCGACTGCCTTCTGTGCCGTCTTGTCGGCGTGGATAATCTCGCAGCCCATCATCTCCAACGTCTCCGTCAGATCAGCAAAGAACCGCTCAATCTTTTCCCGCGTGACCTTCTTCAACCCAGCCGGGCCGCGTGCCTCCAAGTCCACATCGAGACTGTATGGCTCCTTAGTGATAGGGTGAATACCTGCGATGACGTATTGCTGCCCGTCCCCTAGAAACTCTACAAGCTGCTCGACGCCCATGCCGTCACGAAACCGCACCTGCATCCGACCAATCTTTTCATCGGTGCGGTACATGAGCAGCCGCTTAGGATAGCGGCCAATACGCATCGGGGCTTTGCCCAATGCCTTCACCGCCATATCGCCAATGACCCTAGCCAGCCCCTCGTTAACAACATCAATGTCAACCGCAGGATATTTGCTGGCCTTCAAGCCGATATTAGCATGGCTGCGGTCCCACCGCTCAACATCATTGGGCGTAGGCACATAGTCCTGCCAAGCATAGCCGCCCCATGTGCCTTGCGCATTCTGCCGACCGGGCGCTTTGCCTGCCTGATCCGCTTGGATTTTAGACATGGCCGACAACTCAGCGTTCGGTGGGATAACGGACACGAGGTCGGTGAACCCGACCTCATACAGTGTCTTAAATTTCATTAGTTCAAATCCCTCTTTTCAATTTGGTCGCGCTTCTGCATCAGCATATCTACCGCCGCGTCTATCACATAGAGTTCGGCATCATGCCCGGTTTCGGCTATCAGTTTATACACGGCGGTTGATATTATTACGCCGCGCTCAAACTCTTCTTCAAAACCGATTATGAATACTGGAACAAAGTCCACTTTTTGTTCTTCGTCTTTCCATCTTATCTTGTCCATGACTATGCCTCCGTGAAGTCGCCACCCTCAACTGCAACCTTTATAACCCGGCCGGTGTAAGACGCTTTGTTGTCCGCTTGGATTTGCTTCGTGCTTCTGTCGTTTATAAGCGACTGGACATATACGAGAAGATCGTAAGCATCAATGATGCCTTCGATATAAATATCGTTGCCGTCCCGTTTGGTGAAGCCGTGTGTGTTGTCGGCAATCCACTCGGCCAGTTGTGCTGCTAATACCTGTTTCATTTCGTTTCTCCCTTTAGTGCGCGGACAATCTCGACCGCTCGTTCTGACTTAATCGTTTTGTAATCCCACCATGCGCCACAGCCGCACTCGCGTTCTTCCCGTGCAGCGCAGTCGCATAGCTTGGCGTCGGCTTCTAGCGCATTGATTGCGGCTTCGATGCCAGCGTCATAACCTGACTGCCATTCGGATGCTGGGTCGGTCATTTGCGCTTCTCCCGTATATAAAACCAGTCAGCCCACGAAATGCGGCCAGACCTGCTCCCCGAAAAATAGAAGCAGCTTCGGCCCTTGCGTTTGTCAGCCATCTCAATACGCTTAGTTTGAATTGGGTTTGTCATTGCCCCTTTTCCCGTATCTCAAAGCCAAGGGCGTCCAGTGCGTCGCTGATATCTTTGCCAAGCGCATATTTGTCGGGCCATTCCACATAATCCAACACCTCCACCAGCGGGTCAGGCTTGGGCTTGGGGATGATGAAGTGTCCAAGGTTGTTCCTGATTGTTGCGCCGTCCTCTGCATCAAGCAAAGCACTTTCAACCGCATCGCTCATCTTTTGCTTAAAGGCTTCGTGCTGTTCGATGGCGCGGCATAGTGCAAGCGTAACGATATCACCTGCGCCAAATAGCGCGGCGTAATCAATCGGCGAACCGCCACTTTCGGCAAACAACTCGTTCACCAGCGCCAAGGCTTTTTCTCTAATGTCTGTCATTTCAAATGCTCCCCTTCTTCAATCCGATCCGCCAGCCAGCGGGTGTTGCGCTCAAACATATTTATCTTTGGCGAACGAAGCCAAGCGACGATCGCTTCCGTCTCGTTCACGACTGGCTTCACAAAAACCGCTTCAACTTTAGCGTCAGTAGTTTTTTTAGGACGTGCTATCATGTTAATTCCTTTATCTTAAAACCTTTTGATGTAGCGTAGTCGATGAGGTCATCAAGCCACATGATGCCTTTGCCTGCGACATAATATTGGTTGATGCCTCGGTGGGGTATGTTCTTAACGTCACCCCATGTGTGAGATGAATGCTCATACATTTTTATATCCGCACGATGGACTGACGAATGTAGGCGGCGCAGAAAACGCGCAGCTTCAGCGGCAACCAATTTTGTGCGGCCGTTGAATTCACGCCGAACAACCGGGCCGTCTTCCTCAATCTTGACCGGAGCGGACTTGGCATTTTGCGCACGCCGTTCCGTAATCGACTGGCAAGTGATACCCACTTCCCTAAGCCAACCCTTAATCGTTAGGCGGTCAGTGTTGTAAAGCCGCATCAGTTCGGCGCGGGTCATAGTCGGGGCCATCTTGTGGAAGTTATGCGGGATAGCCTTCACCGTCCCACGTCGGTCAACAATAAGGTCCGTAAGTTCGAGTTCTTCGACCCAGCGGGCGATCACTGACCTAACACGGCCGTAATGGACAGCGAGTTGCGCCATGTTCATGGTCTTCGCCATCTCTTCGAAATCATCTGGCGTTTGCGCTTTGCGTATGATGACGCCACGCTTTAGCCCCAGCTTTCTACGCCGAGCATCAATCGCGTCGATTGAACGGCCAAGCACGTCTGCGATCTGCGCGTGCGTCAGCTTATTCTCGTAAAGCCCTATCAGGGTGGCGTCGTCTTCGGCGCTCCACGCGGTAAAACTGTTATCCATAATCTCCCTACTTTCTTGTTGCCCTTCTTGGGTGGCACAAGTTGAATATCGAATGCAAGAACTTTTTTTGTTGACGGCACTATATGATTTGTGCCAGCTATAGGGAAAGCAAACGTGATACCGACAAAAAAGAGGGAAAGAATATGGTAGTGAGCATCGACTTCGAGACGCGCAGCGCCGTCGATCTCCGCAAGACGGGCGTCTATAAGTACGCCTCCGATCCATCGACCGACATCTGGTGCATGGCATACAAGGCCCCGTGGTCTGACGACGTGCAGGTATGGTTGCCGGGCGATGAGGTAGATGCACGCCTTGAAGATTGGATTGTTGAGGGCGGGTTGCTCTCGGCTTGGAACGCCAACTTCGAGCGCACGATCTGGAACGAGATCATGGTCGGCCGTTACCAATGGCCCCGCACAGGCATTAAGCAATGGCGTTGCACAATGGCGCAGGCCAGCGCGATGGGATTGCCTCGCGCACTAGGCCAAGCGGCTGCGGTCCTTGGCGTTGAAGAACAGAAGGACAAGACTGGCGCGGCCCTTATGCTCCGGATGGCACGGCCGCGTAAGGTGAACGCCGACGGCAGCTACACATGGTGGAACACCAAGGATAAACTCGATGCGCTTGTAGCGTATTGTCGCCAAGACGTGCGGACGGAACTGTCGGTCGCAGAGACACTGCACGCAATGCCTGACAGTGAGCGCCGTCTTTATCAACTCGATCAGCGTGTCAACGACCGGGGCGTGGCGCTTGACGTTGACTTGGTGCATCGCATTAAGGAACTGGCGAACAACGCCAGCCTAGAGATTGATGCGGAAATCCAACGCCTCACCAAAGGCCAAGTCAAAGCAGCGACAAATGCTATGGACTTGACCGCGTGGCTAAACGCGCATGGCATCCGCGCCAAGTCTGTTGACAAACAAACCGTTGCCCGGCTGTTAGCTTTTGACCGATTGCACCCCGTGATCCGTGAGGTTTTAAAACTCAGGCAGAACGGAGCCAAGTCCAGCACCGCTAAGTATGATGCAATGCTACACGCGGTAAACGCGGACGGACGGATGCGCGGCCTTCTTGTTTATCACGGCGCGGCAACCGGGCGGTGGTCGGGGCGACTTGTCCAGCCGCAGAACTTCCCGCGTCCGCAAAAGAAACAAGACGAGTTGGACGAGATCATCGCCAAACTCAAAGCGGGCGAAGATGTGTCAGAACATGGGGCAGGAACGGTCCTAGCGTCCGACCTGTTGCGTTCGATGCTGATAGCGGGCGACGGCCACCGTCTTATGTTCGCCGACTACTCGGCGATTGAAGCCCGCGTTCTTGCGTGGGTAGCGGGGCAGAACGATCTCGTTGAGACGTTCCGAAAGGGGGGAGACGTGTATATAGAAATGGCATCGGCCATCTACAACGTGGGCGTGGAGAGCGTCACCGACAAACAACGCCAAGTTGGCAAGATGGCAATCTTGGGTTGCGGCTATGGCATGGGCGGCAAACGCTTCGCCGAGCAGTGCGCCAGCATGGGGATTAGGGTAGACGAGGACGAAGCTAAGCGCATCGTGTCCGTCTATCGTGAGAAGAACAACAGGATTGCGCAATACTGGCGTGATGTTGAGAACGATTTTGTAGAGATGGTGAAGGGGGCGGGCCGTGTTGGGACGGTCCCGCTTCCACTACCTAGCGGGCGGTCGCTTACTTACCACAATCCGCGCATCATTCAGCGAGAGACACCTTGGGGGGCTATGCGCGACACAGCCCAAGTCGATACGCTGAATAGTGTAACCCGTCAGTGGGTATCCCAGATAATCTGGGGTGGCCTATTGACGGAGAACGTGGTGCAAGCAACCGCCCGCGACCTGATGGCCACGGCCATGATGGCGTTGGAAGTCAAGGGCTACAATGTCATCCTGTCCGTACACGATGAAATCATCTGCGAAGTGCCAGATAATTTTGGTTCGCTTGACGAAATGATTGACATCATGACACGAGTTCCTGCATGGGCCGAAGGCTGCCCGATCAACGCCGAGGGCAAAGAAGGAAAGAGGTATCGGAAATGACAGCACACGCTAAGTTTGGCGCGTCGAATGCGAAGCGCCGCATCAACTGCCCCGGCTCACTCAACGCCGAGGCTCCGTTCCCTAATGAGAGTTCACCTTACGCCGAACTTGGTACAGCAGCGCATGAATTTGGGGAGTTCTGCTTAGTCAATAACCATGTCCTTGCCTTCTCCTTCATTGGCGAAGAGTTTAACGGCCACAAGGTTGACGACAACATGGCCCGTGCGGTGCAGGTCTACATAGACCACATCCGCGAGACGGCCGCCTTGGAACCAAGCATCTGCCGCTATGAGAAACGCTTCAGCCTCGACAAACTTGATCCGCCCATGCCGATGTTCGGCACGGCTGACTGCATCATTTACGGAAAAGAGACTGGCACGCTTTACGTCATCGACTACAAGCACGGCCAAGGTGTTGCAGTTGAAGTCGAGCATAACGAGCAGCTTAAATATTATGCGCTCGGAGGCATACTTGAAATCGGCGACAAGGCTCCGGTCAACAAGGTTGTGACGGTTGTTGTCCAACCACGCGCCATGCACTCCGATGGGCCGATACGGCAGCATAGCTACACCCGCGACGAGATCATGGACTTTGGCACAGACCTTATTGACGCAGCGCACGCAGCTATGAAGCCGGACGCACCGCGCATCTCTGGCGATCACTGCAAGTTCTGTCTGGCGGCGGGGACCTGTTCGGCCCTGCGCAACAACGCCCTTGAAATCGCACAAGACGAGTTCGGCACAGTGCGAAACATCAATGACCTATCCCCTCAAGAGATCGCGGACTTTCTGGAAAGGGTTCCGCTGATTGAAGAGTGGATCAAGTCTTTGCGCCGCCACGCCAATAGCCTGTTAGAAACTGGCGGTGGGCTTCCCGGCTACAAGCTGGTTGAGAAACGACCGACCCGTCGCTGGCGTGTCGAAGAAGAATTTGTGGCTTGGGCCGCAGAAGAAGGTCTGGATGACGACGACATCTACGAAAAGAAGTTGAAGTCGCCACCGCAGATCGAGCGTATCGTGGGCAAGAAGAACTTGCCGACATCGCTCGTTATAGCTGTATCATCCGGCACATCAATGGTCGCTGATACAGATAACCGTCCGGCTGTTGCCCTGTTGGCAGCAGACGAGTTCAACGTTGAATAAGGAAACACCGATGTCAAAAGTTATTACACCTGAAGCAATCATCTCCTACCCGCATGTGTTCGAACCACAGACCCCTCCGGGTGCAAGTGAGCCAGTATATTCTTGCTGCCTTGTATTCCTTGACGGGACTGACATGTCCGAACTGAAGGCGACGGCGGCTGCGGTGGCCAAGGAGAAGTGGGGAGACAAGACCAAGTCGTTGATGGAAGGCGGCAAAATCCGTATGCCTTTCCGCAACGATGGCGAAGAGAAGGGCTACCCTGAAGGGTCGGTCTTCATGAACGTCAAGTCGAAGCAGCAGCCCGGTGTTGTCAGCAAGTTTGCTGGCGAGAACGGCAAGCCTGCTCCGATTATTGACCCCAAGGAAATCTATCCGGGTGCAAAGGTTCGCGCCTCACTGCGGGCGTATGCGTACAGCGTGAACGGCAACAATGGCGTTGCCTTCTCACTGGGCAATCTTCAGAAGGTAGGCGATGGCCCCCGTATGGACGGCCGTCTGTCTGCTGCGGACGAGTTCACTGCGACGGAACGCCCGTCCGCAGACATCTCGGACCTTGACGATTTGCTCTAAATGAAGGGGAGGGCCGGGGAGTTTGGAAGTCGCCCCGGCCCTTCTTAATCTAAAGCCTCAGAAATCATCTGGGCTTTCTTGGCTAAGGTCTTAGCCACAATCTCATCGACAGAATTGACAAGGCCAAAGGTCCGCACGATGACGGGCTTTGTCTGGCCGATGCGGTGGCAACGCTTAGCCGCCTGCGCGTTCACCGCCGGAACCCAATCCATCTCCACGAACGCCACCTGATTTGCGGCTGTCAATGTGATGGCGGTTGAGCAGGCCGTGATCTGGCCGATGAATACGCGCACCTTCGGATCAGTTTGGAAGTTATCAATCGCCGCTTGACGGTCGGCTGTTGCCGTACCGCCTGCGACAACGACAGGGTTGAAGTCCTTCAGCCTATCGTAAAGCGTCTGGATTGCGTCGGTGTGGTAGGCAAAGATTACAATCTTGTCGTAGGCATCATCAGCCAACTCGCCCGCTATCTGTGTGGCGATGGGCGCTGCCTTGGCCACACCTGTCAGCCGACGCAGTGACGCGATGTGCGGGGCGATGCTCTCGATCTCGGTAGACAAGTCTTGATTTGTCAGCGAATGCGCGAGGATCATATCGACCGCTTCGGCTTGGCGTGGATCGTCGATGTGTTTCCTGTCGTTCCAGTTATCAATCTCGACGGGTGCATCTTGCCACCAGATCGGCGGCAAATCTTTCAGCACAACCTCGCCTTTACGGCGCAGCATGATTGCTTTCAGCACGGTCTTGAACTCTGCCATGCGTTCGGTCTTGTTGCCAAGAACCTGAAGACCGAACTGGCCACTCCAAGTCTTGCAGAAATACATCGTAAAGTCGGCGAAGTTTAGAGGGTACTGCCAAATCGCTTTGAGATGTGTCCAGAAATCACTGACGTTGTTAGGAATGGGAGTACCACTAAGAAGCCAAACACGATCAGCGAAACGAACAAGGCCATCGCCGCGACAGTACTGACCATATAGATACTTTGTGCGCTTAGCAGTACGGTTCTTGAGATAATGCGCTTCATCCAAGACAAGAACGTCTGGCTCAAACTTGGCAATCTCATTGCGGACCTCCTTCGACTGGGTAATCTTGTCGTAGCTGAACACCTTGACTTCGCGCTCGACGGTTCCCCATCGCTCGAACTCACGACGCCAGTTGATCTTGGCGATGGCTGGGCAGATCACGACGATCTTTGTCAGGCCGAGTGTATCACACGCTGCGATAACTTGAAGTGTTTTTCCAAGGCCCTGCTCATCGGCAAGGAATGCGGCGGGGTTCTTACAAAGAAAGTCTGCGCCGACTTTTTGGTAATCGAATAGGTGGTTCATGTTGCTCCCTCTCAGCGGCGTAACAGGCGAGAAGCGCAGCTTCGGCCCGTCCGTCGTCCTTTTTCCGTGCGAAGAGATGGGCGTAATCCGGGAACAACTCCTGCGCCCGCTGCCGACTACCGTCCTTCCCTCCGAACGTGCGCATAGACTTAATCCAAGTCGCAGGCGGTATCAACTCAAAAGATACAGACAGGCCAGCAAGGACACCTTCGACGATACCCGCTGCCCGGCCGAAGCTGAACATCGAGGACACACCTTGGCCGGGCATGGCGTGAACCTTCTCGATAAGAGCGGAAGTATCGGCGGTGACGTGACCGCGCAAAGCATCGGCCAGCATGTGTGCGTCAACCTGATTGACGACACGCGGCCCGCGCTTGACCTTCAGGGTAGGCATATCGATGATGACAAGTTCTCGGCTATCCTTATCCAGAATAGCGACAGCCCCGAACGCGCCGGGATCAATGCCCATGAACTTCATGGGCGATGCGTACAGTATTAGAAGCTAGTTCGCAAGTGACTGCGTGGCCCCAAAGACTTACGATGGCGAAGCCCGTCGGGTTTGTGGCGACGCTTTGACTTTGGCTGCGGCCGCCATGACATGTCCTTAGCACCACTCTTCTTGGCCATTACTAAATCCCCGAAAGAAGCCCGATCAACTTATCGCGCTTAGTTTTCTTTGCGCCTTTGCCGAGAGTTGCCATAATAGCGGAAAACTGTGAGGCGACATCTTCTGGCGAAGCCTGCGGGGCTAGTGAAACCGGAGCGGCAGCCATAGCGACTTTAGTCGTCGTCTCTTTCTTCGGAGACATAACTACCTCTGTATTCGGCTCACCCATGAGGTCTTGCGCACCAACCAATTTTACGAATTTACGGACATAATTCTTTGTTTCGGCAAAGGGTGGTACGCCGCCGTACTTGCGGACATTTCCGGGACCGGCGTTATATGCAGCGGCGGCGACCACGGGATCACCAAATTTCTTCAGCATCTTTGCATAGTATTTAACACCGCCTTCAATATTTTGGTACGGATCGGCTATATCCGCAACGCCCATCTCTTTCGCGGTGCCGGGCATAAGCTGCATATGACCCTGCGCCCCCGCCGAGGAAGAACGAACATTTTTACCGCTGGCGGTTTCATTCTCATATATAGCGCGAACATGCGAACGTGGAACGCCATACTTGTCGGCCATCTGGTCTACATAACTGGTATAGTTTTTTGGCATAAATACCTCAGATGCCCTTACCAAAAGATCGCTTTTCACCGTAGATAGGTGCAAAGCCGCCCATCTCATCAGACTGTACGTCTATCAAGACCTCTCCCTTTGGCGCTTCATCACGAAATCTCTGAAGCATATCACTTGACGGCTGGAGCGGAGGTTTAACCACAGGTTCTGTAGCGGCAGCCGCAGCAGTTGCCGGACTCAGACCAATCCGGGCCATATTAGCCAATTGCTGCGCTGCTGGGCCTGCTTCACGAGTCATAAGGTATTGTAAACTCTGCCGTCCTTGCGGGGTATACAATGCGGCCAGTGTGGCCAACGTAGATACCGGCAATTCATACGGAACAGCGCCTTCTTGCTGCGCCAGATACGTCCCACCGGCCCCGGCCCCAATAAGGCCAAGTGCTTGCGCGGTAGCCGCACGGGTAAAAGTTCCGCTTTCGGCGAGGCCTTTGGGCAACTCCATACCGGCCCGTGCAAGGTCTTCGTAGAACCCGCCTATTTTGCCACCACCAAGGGACTTAACTGCGCGGGTAAGACTTGTAGGGCTAACCGTATTATCGGCGTATCCAACAGCTTTATCCAGAACTGTTTGAGCGTTCCACGCTTTATTAAGACGGAGAAGTTCCTCCGCCTGAGCCGGATTTTGTTCGGCTAAAGTGTCGAGCATCCAACTACGGACCTGCGCCAAACCTGAACCGACACGACGTTCAAACCCATCGCTAGACTTCATAAAAGTACGAGCGGTATCTGAAAGGCCGCTAAGTGCGTTCTGTAAATTACGGCCAGAGATACGGCCCATATTATCGGCTACTGCCTCTACGTTTTGCGTTACCGTAGACAGGAAATCGTCCAGCAAACCCTTACGGCTGGCTGGGACATTCAAATTACTAAAAATATCAAGAGCATCATTCTGCCAATTACCCGGCAGCGTCATATCTAGATTTGGCACAAGGTTGTTAAACTTATCAGAAATACTCTTCTTAACCCAACTGACGGCCCTATCTCCCGATAGGTTGCTGGGAAGGTCTACATTAATGAAATCGGCAAGTTTAGTCACTGCCGCCTTTTCAAAATCTTCTGGAACCGTACCACGGGCTTGGCTGATAAGCGCGCCAAGACCGGGGATCGAAGTAAGGGCAGTTTCCGCCATATTTGCGGCTCGGCCAACCGCAGTATCGGCGGCTCCGAGAATAGCACCCGGCGTAAGACGAACGCCGAGATCAGAAAGCGTGCGGATACCTTCAGATACCTTCGGGGCGATAGTGCTACCAACAAAATCGCCAACACCCTTCCCGACAACGCCAAGGCCCGCTCCAGTAGCAGTTTCTCCCGCAAACTCGGTAGGCGTCTGTGCTTGTGAAAGAAGCGCGCTAGTCGCGCCGCCTGTTACCGCAGAACCGCCAAAAGTAGCGGGAGCCACAGAGCCGCCTCCGGCTACAAGAAAAGGAGTTACGCCAGCTACATTGCCAACGATTTGTGATATCTTGGCGGGGCTTTGTGCGCGCAGAATGTTCTGCTGGGCTAATATATCGGCCGCAGACGGAGCAAATCCTAAGTTTGCACCAAAACGACTTACTGAAGGGAATGCTTGTTCGAGCCGCATAGCCGCCGTATCCAAAGGCTGCCTAGCGCCAAGATAAAGTCCTTCAACAATATCAGCAACTGTGCCCAAAGCCCCGGGAGCCGATGGCCGTTCCGCTACCGGCTTAGAAAGAGCATACGACTTCATAGCCGCGTCGATAACTTCTTGCGGCGTTCCATCTGGAAACTCGTGGGCTACCCCATCTGCCGATACGGCTTTAATGCTCATTTGATTCGGTTCCCCTTAGCATCGTATGTAAGAGTCTTTGTAGGTTTGGGGAGAACAGCAGCCTGCGCGGCGCGCATAGCTGGGGACTTACCCGGACGTACTTCAGAAATACGAGCATCGAGAAACGCACCGCGCTCATTCATTAATGAACGAATCCCACTCATTTTTTCTTCAATTTTTGAGTCGCTATCGCTAGAACTTGGCTTAAAGGCGTCCAACTTCTGCTGAAATTCAGCCCTGTCTTGCGAACCTTCACCCGGAACACGAGTGATCTGTGACGCAAGAGAATACAATTGACTTGCCGCAGTATTAAACCGGCCTACATCTTTACTAACAGACGACGTGGGGGCTATGCTTGGGAAATATTCCCGCACTACCCGCCAAGGCTCAACACCCTTCAGCGAACGATTATAGATCTGTTCTACGCGGTTAAGTTGCTTTTCGACGCTGCGTACTTGCGATCTTGCAGCGGTCAAATCTTGGTAAATTTGCTGAGTAGGAACGGGTGCTTCAGCCTGTGCTGCCGCAGCTTTACCGCCCGGCGTTTCAAGCGGCTTTAGGGGGCCTGTCGTAGCTGGCAATACCACACGCGGCCCAGCAGGCCGAGCGCCGCCCATGTTTAGCTGACGAAGGATTTCAGGGTCAGTAATTTGATCGCCGGTTGCCATTTCGCGTTCCTTATTGTTCGAATACTTTGCCGTTAATAACGACGACAGTCATCGGCTTACCATCTTTTACAACAGTTTTTCGTTCGATGGGTACGCCGGGAATTTGTACAAGACCTTGCGGAGTAGCAATAGTCTTACCAGTGCCGCTAAGAGCGTCAAGATACGCTCTATACGCGGGGCTTCCTACTGGGAACATAGCCGCAGCGTTTTTCATTTCTTCGGTTGGAGCATAAGTCTCCGGTGCAATAAATCTCTCAAATTTCTTACCGTAAGACGCAAAAAATACGTCGTCGGGAATTAAACGGGCTTCCGCTTGCATTTCCGCAGGAAGTGTCGAGATAATTTGATCTTTCTGGGCCTTCATCAGAGCCGCACGCTCCGCCTGCTTACGCGCCTGATCTATAGTAATGCGGTTCTGAAGTTCAGCGGATTTCTGCTGCTGAAGCTGCGCTATCGCTTGTTGCGGCGTTGTCTGACTTCCCCGTGCCACTGATTTAAGGAGCGCACTAAGACCCATAAGTTTGTCGGCCCCAGTGAGCGTACCGCTCAAGTTGCCGCCCATAACCTGCGCCAACTTCTCGGCGTCAGTAAGCGGCGTGGCGGAGGGCACAGGGTTTTGACCAAAAAGACCGAGCGGATTAAATGCCATTATCTACGCCTTACTTAAAAATACCAAGGGTTTTAAGACCAGCAATCACACCTGCGATATCACCGGCCGTTCCGAGGGCACCCTGCCCCGGCTGAGTTGTCGTCTGCGTCATTGGAGACGGAAGACCTTGCGATCCCATGAGCAGTGTTTGAAGCTGCTGCTGCGGGAAGCCGCGCTGTTCGAGGAAGTCCTTGTAAGCCAGATCGAGGTTCTGCTGAGCCATGCCGCGCTGTGCTTGGCCCGCACCTTGAAGCATTGCCGCATAAGTCTGCTGATTGCCAAGCGCCTGTTGGCCGTAGCCAGACAGAGCGGCTGCACCCGCGAGCTGCTGGCTCGGAAGGTTCTGCGCCATTCCGGCTGCTTGCGAGTATCCCTGACTGTACAGGTTCGCCAGCGTTTGAGCCGTATTCAAATCTTCTTCGCCCGCAAGCTGCGCCTCATATACACCACGACGTTCGTTGCCGAATGCCCGCGAAGAAGCAAGCTGAGCCTTGGTAGCAGCGTCACGCTCGGCGCGGTTCTGTGCCAGTCGAGCCATCGTGGCGTCGATGACGTTGGTCTGGAACGGCGACATGAAGCCGGAGACATCTTGCTGAAACTGCTGTGGCGAGTAGCCTGCCGCACGCTGGGCAACTTGGGTGGCTTGCTGAAGTTGCGGCATCCCGACTTGCTGGGTCGCAGCCCCGATTGCCGTCTGGAACGCCTGCTCTTCGGCTGGGCGGAACCCAGCGACGCGTGGCCCCTGATACGCCTGATACGGGATAGCCGCGACTTGCTGTGCGGCCCCATAGTTACGCGCCAGAATATCCTGAATGAAAGGATTGAGTTGCTGTGCAGTGGTTGTTGTAGTCGCCATTATATTCCCCGTGCGGTTTGGCCGCCTAATCCTTCGTTATTAACACAAAACAAAATAGATTGACAGCCCATTACTGCTGAACCTGCGTTATCGCAACATGTGCTGTTGGAGCGGATGGGGCAAAGGCCGTTGCCGCCACATTCGTTGGCTTCAGTGCTGTATCGTCCACCGCGTAAAACAACTCAACGTAATCATTTGCTGCTAGAGACACAAAGTCATTGATAGTTAGAACCGTGTACCCACCGCTATCTTTCAGCGAACCAACAGCCGTGCTTGACCCGATGTTCGTCGAGCCGTTCTTTTTCAACCACATCCAGCCTGACTTCGCGTTTGAGTTTGAGGCGGAGAACTGAATGCGGGCTGCGAAGTTATAGAGGCCGCTGTGCGCTACCGTCAGGCGCGTTGTGGGGCTTCCGGTCAGGGAGATGCCTTCGGAAATAACCGTCGTGTCCCACGCCAGCGCATAGGCTGTGTTCGCAGCGGCAGGTGTGACTGTCGTGTTGTGGGTGAACTGGCCGAAATAATATTGCTGCTCAATCGCAGGCCGAACGAATATCTCGCCGTCCGTTGTGCCTACTTTTAGAACAGCCGCGACCGGAACCACGTTGTTCGGCGCTGTTGGCTTTATGTTCGTGAGCGCCCCAGCCGTAGTTGGCGAGGCGTAGAGTAGGTTACCGACAGCAAAGCCGCTTGTGTTGACGCCGCGAACGTGGCCGAATGTTGTGCAGTAGCCAACCTCGCCGCTATCCGGAAGGTCATGGGTAAGAACACCAAGAATATAAAGTGTAGGCGTCGAGCCATCGGCCAGATACTTTGTGACGGAAAGAACATTGTTCGCGCCAACGCCAGCGAAACCGACAACAGTCCCGTTTGGAATGGTGCTGCCGGTGCTATTCTGAACGCGGGCAAACGTCTCTTGCCCAACCTGTTGAACGACACCATATTCCATGCCGAGATCGAGCGTCCCGTCAATGGTGTTCCACGACAGGCTCGCCGTCGTTGGAGTGTGCGTGTCCGTCGTCACAAACGACATGTCAGACGCGATTAGCTTTGCGGGCTGATAGACGCCAACATCTTCGCCTTTGGCGTAAGTGCCATTGGCGAAAGCCTCGATAAGACGATTGCGCTGGGCGTCATACTCAGGACTATACGCGCCCGGTGCTGGCGGTAGTTTGAGCCTCATCGACGCCCACCCGGTATAGCGTTAAGCCGCTGCGTCCCAACCCGCCAATCGGAGTTATTAACCGCCGTCACCTTCATCTGGATTTGTCGGCCATTGAAGCGGACAGACGTAGGGTTCGTCAGGGTATAGGGGCCGAACGTCTGCTTATCGCCATTCGGATAATAGCGAGAAGAGAAGGTCGCAGTGACTTCGCCTTGGTTGCGTTCGTCTGGGATCATCTCGTTGATATACAGGATGTTGTCGCCTTGTCCAATCTGCACTGGCCCTGTCTCGGCGAACACGCTTTCCGTCCCGTGGTTCATCCCGATCTCGTGATCGTAAATAAAGCCGTCATCGGACACCATCAATGGGTTGGCGAACACGCCACGGTCAATACCGGCTGAACGGCCCAACGAGCCAATCGACCAGTTGTTCTGGGCGTAGTTCCAAATCACATAGCGGTTGTTCTCTTGGCTGGAGGCGGACGGATAGAAGAACCACACTTCATCGAACTGCGAGTTGTTGACGGCGTAAGCCTTGCTGATCTGCGCTTGGTTGATGTCGGAGAACACATAGTCCGACACTTCGCACGGCACAGATTTGACGTAGCCGTCGTACATATAGAAGCCACGCGAACCCATCCAGACCGCGAAGTTATCCTGAACAGCAATCGCATTCGGTCCAGCAAGGCCGCACGCACGACCGGCGAACTCAGATGTATATACAAATGGCTGGCCGACATAGGACACGACGTGCGCGTCAATGTCCGTGAGAACGAGAACTTGGCCACGAACACGCTTGGCGGTGATAATCTTACCACCCGTCTGTAGCTCTAGGCTACCGGCAAGGTTCGTGGAGGATGCCGTCCACACCGTGTTGTTTTCAAGATCAGACCATGCAATCTTACGCGGATTGCCAGACGCACCAAGAGCAAACATCGAGCGTTCGTTCGTGACTAGAACGCCAGTGTTAGATGTCGGCGCGTTCGTTACGACAGCAGCCTTTGTCGGCGTTGTCGTGTCCAACTGCCACTCATAAATCTTGCCGTCAAAGTTTGAGCAGCCGACGAGATACTCGCCCCATGTATCCAGCGTCCATGTCGTGGCCGGGGTAACAACGCCAACGTCTGGGCGCGGTGTACCGTAAAAGCCAGCACTGTAAAGACCGACGCCATAGCCGCCACCGACAGACGCATTCGGGTTGCCGGGAACAAAACCGACAGGCGTGATGTCCACAATCACACTGGACTGTGTAATAGCGTAAAGCTTCGAGTGCGTTCCGACAGAGATGTAGCGGGTGCTGTTGTTAGAGCGCCATGCGATCATGCCACGGGCTTTACCGGTAAGAGCGGTTGTGGTTCGCTCCTGCCACCCACCGACGGGACGCATCATCCCCTCAACCCAGCGCACAAGGTTCACGTCATACCACCGGCCAGAACTGTCAAGTTCGGTTCCGTTGCGGTAAACACCCGGCGGGATACTGATAGGGATAAGCGCCATTTAATTACCTGTGCGTAAGACTAAAGTTCTTATATCACTTATTTGGGATTTTTACAGCCTCTTCCCATGCTTGAACTGTCAGGCGATGCTTTACACTACAATCCGTATACTTTGCAATGATGTCGGCTTCCCAGAGCGCCCGCTCAGGGTCGATCAGCACCAGTGGCGGATTACTCAGAGCCGGACACTTCGCTGCTAGGTTTGCCGGAGGAAGCGGCATTGGCGTCACGGACACCGCTTTCGAGCAACCCGCGCACAGCATCAGGAGCAGCGCAATCAGCAGGGGTGGCAGGAACCGTTTTGTATATTTCACGAATAGTGTTGGTTCGTTCGGTTGCCACGACATTGGCTTGATCTCGTTCGTATTCGTAGGTTTGCGAAACATCATCTACTATTCCTTGTTTTTCGACGCGCGACTTTTCGGTTTTCTCGAACGCCTTTGCGTATGCCGCATCGCACTGCCAGTCGCGCACCTTGTATCCAGAGGCCGCACCGAGAATAAGCGCGCCGCCAATGGCGTACAATAGGAATGGGTTTACAGCCATGCGGCGTACTTCTTCGTCTTGGCCTTGCGGTCATCAAGGCCGTGCGTGCCACCGTTAATGCGCTTCGTCAGCGCGAGGATCGCGCCGTCGCCGACGCCTTGATCGCAGATGCCCCACAATTTGTTCTTGTCGAAGAACCACAACGCGCTCTCAAAACACAGTTCACCCGACACAAGGTCGGGGTTATCCATTATTTGGGGTCGTCCGATGTAGCTTGCGAAAGCTTGGTAATTTGCTTTTCCAGTAAGTTGGAGAGCGCCACGTCCACGGAACTTCCAGCCATCCCCAGACGCTTCATCACCATTGCCCATGCGATTTGCGTATACCCGATTAGCAATCTTTTTTGGCTGGCGTTCATACGCTTTAGCCATTGCATCAGTAGGGAAATACTTCCTAAAAATGCTGCGAAGTCCTTTTGCGCCATAGTTCAAATTCTCCGAGAATGCTTTGAAGCCGCCGCTTTCATGCGCAGTTTGAGCAAAGAAATGTGCAGCACGATCAGGTGATAGCTTATAAAAAGCCGCAGCTTTCCTAAAAGTACCCGGACCGAATGCGCCATCTGCCGTTACTCCGATCTTCTTTTGCAGTTCAACAAGGCTCATTTGCCAGCACTCCGCCAAGCAGGGAAGTCGTTTTCGTCGACCACACCGTCGCCGGTGACGTCGTAGCGTAGGTCGTTGCGATACTTCTCCCACGGCTCCATGTCGTCGTCTTCGTCCTCTTCAGGCTCACCAATAAAGACGGTGCCGTTCGGATCGCTGTATGGCTTGGGCGCTTCGGGTTCTGGCGCTACCTCTGGCTCTTTGTCACGCGCATTGGCGTTAAGGCTTAGCCCGCCCAGCAGGCCGACGAACGCACCGATGATGGTCTGGAACGCAGGGTTAATCATCTCAATGATGGCCGTGCTATCAACCACGTCGTTGGGGACAAACAGACCTACGGCCAGTGTCAGCACAACAACAAGGATAACTGCCGATAGCGTGACGATGGCCACGCGCACAACAAACTCAACGGTGTCGTTCACGCCGTCATGCTTGCTTTCAAAACTATTGAGGAAACTCATTATCTTCTCCTTCGTCTGGCTTCTTGGGTTTCATAGAGCCATTGCCCTGCCCCGCCATAAGCCCAGCCAATGCCCCAACGATAAACGTAGCTATTGGGTTGATCAGCTTAAAAAATTCTGCGTCGTTGGGGGACTGGCCCTCCATCGGCTGCGATACAAATATCAGCGAATACAGCACCGTCGCCACGATAAACATGAGCGTAAACGAAAGCACAACGCCGACGATGAAACGCAGCAGTTCCTCCGGCGACCAGTATTTAACCTTCTTCGACAACTTCTTCACCCGTATCAATCAGCCATTCGGTGCAGTAGCCCATAGCTACACACTTGGGCTTTTTGCAAATATCCTCCTGCCAGTTCTCTGGGTCTTGGCAGTCGTAACGATAGCGGTCTTCGCAACCCATGAGGGCCAAAGCCGCAAGGGGTAGCAGGAACCACTTCATTACCGATCTGCCTTATGATCCAGCTTGTCTTCGATCCGGCGGAGGTGCATCATCACCTCGTCGAACTTTTTATCGATGGCGTTGAACTTTTCTTCGCCATAGTCCAGCTTTGTTTCCAGAATGGCGAGACGGTTGCTCAACTGCGTCCACACGCCAATAAGGCCAAAGATGCCAGCGATTACCGTTAGAAGGGTATCAAGGCCGAAGCTTGTATCCATCGACTAAGACCTATTCTTCGGGTTGTTCTTGCGGCAGTTGGCCTTCAGCCTGCTGCTTGATCTTCATGAGAAGCGGGAACGCGCCTGAAGACGTGGGCAGATTGCCCAAAGTCTGAAGGACGGCGTTTACCTCGTCTACGTTCAACGTAAGATTGATTTCCATTATTCACTCCATGGTAACGGGGGTGTGACAACAGGAGGATCGATTTGGTTCTCTATCTGCTGCGCCACATTAGCTTCATAGCTTGCAACTTGCTCTTCGCCAAGTGCGTCTTGCACCCAGCCAATGACCTGCGCTTGCGTGAGGGAAGAATATGGTGTGAAGGGTGCATCAGGATTGAGCGTGACGCCGACTGAGCCGTATACTGAGCCGTTGTAGGTGCCGTCAGTGCCGGTGAGAGTCCAGTGAACCGTGAACACTACGTCGGTTTCGCCGTCGAGTTCTGGGTATGCGTCCATGCTTACCACATTCCAAGTGTTAACAATGCTCATATAAACCTCCTATTATGTGGCAAAATCGCCGTAATTATCTTTGCGCGCCGTTTCAGCTACGAGCGCTGCTTCTTCAATGTCGTCATAAAAACCATAAGACTTGCGCTTATTGCCCCGCATCAACATAACTCGCCATTTAAGTTTTTGACTGTGCCATGATACGTTGCGAAATCCGCTTGAGCTATCCGCTCTGACGCTGCAGTTGTATGCGTTCTCCGCTTTGGTTGCCGCCCTTAGATTTTCAATAGAATTGTTTGTTGTGTCCCTATCTATGTGGTCCACCACTTCAGGTTCAGATCCGTGGTGCATGAAATATATTATACGATGAACAAGATACCGGACCCCGTTGATTGAAACGCGGCGATAACCATATCCCGCTTCATGTCCGACTTCCTTATAAAGTTTGCCATCAATATATTTATACCCGGACAGATCCAAGTCTTTTAAAGGAAGCAGCTTTTGCACCCTTAGTTTCCTTCTAGTTGTGCCACGCGGGCGCGGAGTGATTGAATTTCTGCGATGAGGTTAGCGATGAGTTCAGGTGCAGAGTAATCCATACCCTGCATTTCCTCGCCGTCCTTCTCGCCCGTGGCGATTGGCGTTTCGGAGACTTCCTGAACTTCATGGGCCAGCAGACCGATAAACCGGCTACCATCTGCCTTCCAACTACCCTGCACTGGCTTCAGCGCATCAATGTAAGCACCGCTGTTGGCGACAGGCCCGTCAATTTCCTTGAGGCGGTAATCCGATGAGGTGTTGTACGCTGTATTAGTTCCGTTGGTGGTGATTGACCCGCGTGAAATGGCCGACGCACCATCACGGAAACTAATTTGGTAGATAGTTCCGCTTGTTGCGTCATTCCAAAGATTGAGCGGTTCATTACCCGCTCCTCCAGTCGCCTTAAAGTAAGCGCCAAATGACCCAACGACAGCTAATTTTTCACTAGCAAGTTGGCTCGTCGTCCCCACCAGCAAGTTGCCGCTGGCGTCGATGCGGGCGCGTTCTGCGCCAGCGGTATCAAATTTAAGTTGCGATCCCGCCGGGGTTGCGGCTATCTGCACATAGTTTGAACTCGTACTATAAAAGATATTTGCAAAGTTTTCTGCGTTGTTACCACCTAACAAGATACCGCCGTCCGTTGATCCTGCTCCACCATAAACACTTAAATATGCGTTTGCCGATGGGTTTGTAACTGACAGCTTTGTACCGGGGATAGAAAAGGCACCGACTGCTCCGATAGAGACGTTACCGCTGGCGTCGATGCGCATACGTTCTGTTAGGGTTCCACTGCCAGCAGTCATAAACCGCATAGCACCGCCATATGAGGCGGAGCCATCAGTGCATAT